ACTGGCTTGAAGATATTCACACGCTCGGACTTCATCCATGCCCATGTTGATCACACACTCGGTTTTGAGGCCTATGCAAAGGGTCGGTACTTTACTGTTACAGGCAACAAACTTGGTGGAGGAATACCAGCGGAGGAACAAGACTTAACAGGCATCATTCCTAAACGTACCGTAGTAAAGTCTGGCGACTCTTTTGGCGACTATACACCACCGTTAGCAGAGTATGATATTCATAGGGTTGAGACAGAACTACTTAGCCAAATAAGTGCAGACCAAGGTTATGATGACTGGTTGCGTGTGGGTCAAATGTTGCACCATCAATTTGACGGTGACGTGGAGGCTTGTGAATTATGGGACAGGTGGAGTCAACAAGGTACAAGTTATAGTGCAACTGGCGACTATTCATGTAGCGCTAAGTGGAAAACATTTAAGGGCTCCGGTGCTACACTACGCTCATTGATCTTTAAGGTCAACCAAACAAAGATCAAGGAAGCCATTGCTAATGGCGAGATTATCTTAGATGGTAACCCAATGACACAGGCTCGGACATTCTTAGGAGGTTTGTACAAAGTGGAGGAAGGGTTTACCTTAGTGCATTATGCCGATGATTTTCATGGCTATGACGGTACACACTATGAAACCATAGAAGAGGCAACCATACGATCAAGCGTATATAAGTTCTTGGATAAGTGTAAGAAGCTTGGACGTAAGGGTGACATATTAGACTTTGCACCGAACCCAGCATCGGTCTCTGCAGTTATTGATGCGGTTAAGTCTATCTGTCATTTGCCTAACAATGGGAACACAAGGCCACCAATTTGGTTGGAGGAGTATAGATCAAATAAACCGCCAGCTTATAATCTAGTTAGCTTAAAGAACGGATTATTTAATATGCCGGATAATATTTTGATGCCTCACTCACTTGGGTTTTTTACACAGAACTCATTGAACTTCGGATATGACAAAGAAGCTGGCTGTCCAACATGGCACGGCTTTTTAAAGTCAGCATGGGAGAACGATCAAGAGTCAATCAACTTACTCCAAGAGTATTTCGGTTACATCTTGTCTGGTGATAACAGACAGCAGAAATTCTTGAACGTAATTGGGCCAAGAAGATCCGGTAAGGGTACGATTAACAATGTACTTGTAGCTTTGTTAGGACAGCATAATACAGTCGCTCCGGAACTAGGGGAGCTATGTGATACCTTTGGACTACAGAGCTGGCTTGGTAAGATGTTAGCTACCTTTACAGATGCTAGGGCGCCAGAACGTAACCGTAATGCGGTTGTATCACAACTATTGCGTATCGTAGGTAACGATCCAGTGACAGTAAACCGTAAGAACAGAGAGTCATGGGGCGGAACATTAGGGACACGTATTATTGTGTTCTCAAATGAGGTACTACAATTAGCTGAGTCTAGTAATGCTTTAACTGGTCGTATGTTGGTAATTAAGATGACAAAATCATTCTTTGATAATGAGGATACAGACCTAGGCAAAAAGTTGGAGGCTGAGTTAAGTGGTATATTCATATGGGCTATGGAGGGTAACACAAGGCGTTTAGCTCGAGGTGGTAAGTTTATTCAACCTGTAACAGGGGCTGATTACTTACAACTCATGGCGGACATTGGCAACCCAATGCAAAACTTTATTGAAGACACTTTGGATTTCGGTAAAGACTACGAGGTAGCAAAAGACGATATCTTTACGTGCTATACGCACTGGTGTTTAAAGAAGAAACTAAACGCTGGTAATGAACTAGCCTTTAAGCGTAGGTTTATCGCGGCTTCACAAGAGCATAAGGTTGAGTCAGGGTTGAATAGAGCTGGCGGTAAACGTGAGCATGTGTACAAAGGCATCAGACTAAACGAACGTGCTCAGACTTATATGGATAGCATTATATCGTTTGAATCAGACGGAGCATATTAGTGTTAGAGAAAGCAGTAGAGGCTTACCTTAATAAAAAAGTTAAAGAGGCGGGGGGTCTATCATTTAAGTGGACTTCTAGCGTGGCCGGTGTGCCCGACAGAATAATCTTTTTGTCAGGCAAGGTACATTTTGTAGAGCTGAAAACTTTAACAGGGGTAATATCACCGAGACAGAAAATTGTCTTTAAAGACTTAGCAGATGCAGGCTTTCCTGTAGAAATATTAAATAGTAAGGAAACAATCGATGGCTTTATCCAAAGACAAACTACACCCATACCAGACTAATATAATTAGCCAAGCCAAGAAGCTTGATAGTTGCGCGTTATATTTGTCTATGGGTTTGGGCAAAACAACAATCGCACTGTCCATCATTGCTGAAAAGAAAGTGAAGAGGACGCTTATTATAGCTCCACTCCAAGTGGCCAGGAATGTATGGCATAAAGAGATCAGCAACTGGGAACACTTATCACACCTTACATACTCGCTTATGATAGGCACAGAAAAACAGCGCGTTGAGGCTTTTAACAAAGACAAAAATGTAACTATTACAAATTATGAAAGCATTTCATGGCTTGAGCATAATAATCTATTTGATCGGTTTGATACGATTATCTTTGACGAGAGCGCTAGATTAAAAAGTTCATCAACCCAACGGTTTAAGTTATTGAAAAAAGCAATGAAGCGTAAGAACTTTAATCTGATCTTGCTATCAGGTACTCCTACACCAAACACAATCGCTGATCTATGGTCGCAGATTGGATTGATGGACAAGGGAGCTAGGTTGGAAACAACACTCGGTAAGTTCAGAGACAAGTACATGGATGCTGGACAGCGGAATAGGCATACTGGCTTAGTATATAAGTGGATACCAAAAATAAATGCAATGGCTGATGTAACCAATAAGATAAAAGACATTGCGTTCTCTCTTCAAGCAAAAGACTACTTAACATTACCAAAAGAGACTGCAGTATTCCATAGCATTGAACTTTCAAAGCGCGTTATGGCCTCTTACAGCGATTTAAAAAAGGATTTGGTAGCAGAGTATCAAAACCAACAAATAACCGCTGTAAACGCAGCCACAGCGCTTACAAAGCTATTGCAAGTAACATCAGGGGCTGTATATGATGAAAATAAAGACGTAATACCAGTACATGCAGATAAAATAGACTTTATTACAGAATTATTGGAGGATGACAATGCCCCAGTATTGATGTTTTATAATTACAAACATTCGCTTGACAGAATTATGAAAGCTTTTCCTGAGGCTCAGATGGTGACAGAAAAATCCATCGCTCAATGGAAAGCCGGTAATATTAAAATGCTGATTGGGCATCCACAATCTATCGGAGAGGGATTAAATTTACAAAACAACATTGCTGAGGTTGCCCATATTATTTGGTTTGACTTATTTTTCAGTAGCTCTTTATATTTACAGGGAAATGCGCGTGTATTAAGACAAGGACAAACAGTACCAGTACTCATTCACCATTTAATAGCGAAAGGAACAGTAGATGAACATGTGATTAAAGTTTTAGACGGAAAGATAGATGTGCAAAATGCAGTTTTAGATGCTTTGAAAATAAATAAATAATTAATTTTTGGGCGGTGAATATCAAATTGTGTATTAGTGGTATATACCTTACAACATAGCGGCTCAAAATGAACACAGTAAAATTATCTGACGAAGAACTTGACCCATTAGAATCTTCTGACATTGGGGAAAGTAATTTGCACACATCACTATCTGAGGGTTGGCTCCCTTGGGATCCGGAAGACGTAGAAGATATACACAAAATTATCAAACGTCTTGACCCAAAAGAGCAGTTTATTATAGAAGCCTTTTTAGATGGACTATCATATTACGATATTAATGTATCAGAAAAATATTGGAGGTATCATTTTAATAAAGGGCTAATACAAATTAAAAAGGAATTAAATTGTGAGTAATGGTAAAGAACAATCTGACGGATCTACTGCTAACTACTACGAACTACCAGTAAATGCGTCAGAATTGCAAGACCTAATTAGTGCAAAAAACATGAATGCACAAATTGGGGAAATATTCAGAGAGTGCTACAGGTATGGTAAGGCGGCACACTGTGATGAATTAAGGGGTATTAAGAAAATTTTATTTTACGCAAACGCAGAACTTAAACGACTACAAGGAAAACAAAATGGCAACTAACATCGACAACGCAGTATTAAACTTTTCATTCACAGTAGCAGAAGTTAATGGACTGTTGAACATTTTAGGCAATACAGCTTATGTACAATCAGCGGCTTTGATTAATAAAATCCAAGAACAAGGCACACCACAATTTGCTAAAATTCAAGCAGAAGCAGATGCTGCAGATGCAGTAGCAGAAGCAATTGCAACGGATGCTCCAGTGGCAGTAGCAGAGGCAATTGCAACGGATGCTCCAGTGGCAGTAGCAGAGGCAATTGCAACGGATGCCCCAGTGGCAGAAGTGGCTCCAGTATGAGTGAGCCAAGTAAGTTAGTACTCGCTCTTTCTGATAACGCCGGTATGACTAACGCACGTTTACGTGAAGAAGGCGCCAAGAAAAAAGAAAGTGAGCGCATGGAAATGGCTGGTGCAATCACTCGTATGGTAGTAAATGAAGCTATGGCGAATATGAAAGCACAAAAAGCTGAATTAGATCGCATGGCTCTTAAAACACAGGAAAAGAAATAATGGCTCAAGCCCCAGTAAAACAAACAAAATCAGCAATTGTCAAATATGATCCATCCATGTGTAACAAAATGGTGGAGCTTGGTAAAACAGGAGCAAGTCAAAAGATTATGTTTGCAGAATTGGGGCTTAGTTATTCCACAGCCCAAACATATAAAAAGAACCATCCGGAATTTGCGGAAGCTTTAGATAAAGCTGTTGTTCAAGCTCAAGCATTTTGGGAAAAGCTGATGCTGGACAATATCGAAAACAAAAACTTTAATTCACGTATCTTAGAGATTGCACTTAAAGGGCAATTTAAAGAAGACTATCGTGAGACAAAAGATCCTATCATCGCTATCAAAAATGAGGTAGTCATTGATTTTTCAGGTGTAGTAAATGACCTAATAAAAAACTTGAATGCCGCAAAGTAATACTGTATAATATACAAAACTTAACTCCCTAAAGGGGAAAATATGTCAGCACATGCACTTCTTTCACCATCTTCTAGCGAAAGGTGGTTGAACTGCACTCCATCAATTAGGTTATCAGAAACTTTACCCGAAATTCGTAGGGCCTCTAACGGTTTAGATTTTGCCGCACAGGGAACAGAAGCCCACCGATTGGGTGAGGCGAAATTAAGATTAGCCTACAATCAAATCACACAAGAAGAATATGATGTTGAGTATGAAAGCATTAAAAACGGCATCTATTGGAGTGAAGAGTTTGAGAATGATGTAGATGGATACGTTGTTTACGTAAGGTCTCAAGTAGGTTCTGGTGATACTATTCTAATTGAGCAACGTGTTGATTATAGCATGTATGTACCTGAGGGACATGGTTCTGCAGACATCATTATTCTAAACGATCATAGTATCTTAGTCATCGATTTAAAATATGGCTTGAAGTATGTTGATGCCACAGGTAATAGCCAACTAAGACTCTATGCTGTTGGTGCGGTTTTAAAGTACCAAGAACAATATCCTGACATTAAAACGGTCACATACACCATCTATCAACCAAGAGCTAATAATATCAGTTCTGAGACGGTATCTAAGGCTAAACTAATTGACTGGGTTAATACAGTAGTCAAACCAAAGGCTAAATTAGCATATATCGGTGCAGGTGAATTTATGGCCGGTACATGGTGCCAATACTGTAAAGCGAAACCCATGTGTAAAACAAGGGCAGAACAAGTAGCTGAATTAGCTAAGATTGACTTTAGACCAGTACAGTTGATGACACATGAAGCGGTATCAACTTTAGTAGACAAAGCTCAAGGCATTGTAACTTGGGTATCTGATGCTCAAGATTATTTACTTGAAGAGGCAGTTAATAAGGGTAAAATTCCAAAGGGTTACAAACTATCAACCACAGTAACCCATCGTAAGATTACAGATCCATTGTTGGCCTCTGTCATTCTTAACAATAAAGGACTCTTGAAAGAAGATCTATTTGAACCAGCTAAACTTAAAAGTATTGCTCAATTAGAAAAGCTTGGATCTAAGGGGCAAGTAGTAACTTGGTTAGGTAGTCTTATTGCACGACCTGAGGGACAACCTAAATTAGTTAAAGATAACCATAGTGCTGAAAAGGATTTTTCTTGATAGCGGAATATTTTGGCATGGAGTTTGAAGTTCCTGATACAATGATTAAATCGTTGACTAAACTCTTTAAAGATAATGAGGACATGAAAAAAGATATTGATATGTTAAGGGAAATGGTGTATCGTGCTCTTATCTTAACTGAATCAGAACCTAAGATATTAAACAAAGAAGGTAGGTACGAAGATTTTATACAGGTACTAGCAATAAGAGAGGCTATAATAGCAAACAATTTATTATTTAATGCTTGACAAGTCGAAATAAAGAGAGGAAAATAGTTTTTACGGGTTAGATGAATCGGCACCCATTGAAGTTCGATTCTATCGTTAAAAGGAAATATCATCATGGCAACAAATGAAAAGATTGTAACTGGCAAAGTACGTTTCTCATACGCACACGTATTCCAACCACAAGCCGCTATGGAAGGTGGTACACCAAAGTATTCAGTTTCTATCATTATCCCAAAATCAGATAAGGAAACAGTAGAAAAGTTTAACAAAGCTTTTAAGACTGTAGCAGAAGCAAACGTAGCTGTATTTGGTGGGTCTATGCCAAAGTTATTAAAAGGTGGTTTACGTGATGGTGATGCAGAAAAAGATGATGAAGCGTATGCCAACTCATACTTTATTAATGCCAATTCTGCACAACGTCCAGGAGTTGTTGATGCAGATATGAATCCAATCATAAGTGCAGACGAGTTCTATTCAGGTTGTTATGGCCGTGCATCAGTAACAATGTATGCATATAATTCTAATGGTTCTAAGGGCATCGCATGTGGTCTTAACAACGTGCAAAAGCAAGAAGATGGTGATAAATTAGGCGGCGGTTCTTCTGCAGCTTCGGACTTTGCAATTTAAATAACCTAGTTAGGAGCAGGGGAGCCTCAATAGCTCCCCTTTTTTAATGAAAAAAATATTGATTATGGGACTTCCCGGTACAGGCAAAACCACACTAGCCGAGAAGTTAATTGCTAAACTATTGGAGGCCGGTAAAACAGTAAAGTGGTTTAATGCAGATCAAGTAAGAAAAGAATATAATGATTGGGACTTCACATTAGCTGGCAGAATGCGGCAGGCTTCTAGGATGCACCAGTTATCTAAAACTCAAGAAGTAGATTATGTAGTTTGTGATTTTGTTTGTGCTACTCCATTGATGTGGTTTTTATTCGGACCACAAATAACAATATGGATGGACACGGAAAAGGAAAGCGAATACAAAGACACAGACGCATTATTTATACCACCAAATAATTATGATTACCGTATCACAACAAAAGATGCGGTAGCTCATGTAGAAAGGATTTTAAATGGAATTACCTAGTATTTACCAAAGCGTTATTCACCGTAGCCGGTACTCACGATATTTATCTAAGGAACAGCGTAGAGAGTCTTGGGAAGAGACAGTTGATCGTCTAATAACTTATTTAAAGGGTAAAACAAAAGACGCTGAAATTCCATACACAGAACTACGTAAAGCAATTTTAACACTTGAGGTTATGCCATCAATGCGTCTTTTAATGACCGCTGGTGAGGCTTGTGATCGTGATAATATCTCTGCTTACAATTGTTCTTATTTAGCAGTAAATAATAAACGAGCTTTCTCAGAGGCGTTATATATTTTAATGAACGGCACTGGTGTGGGTTTTAGTTGTGAGCGTCAAGAGATTGACAAGCTACCAGCAATCCCTAATCACTTTAAGGAAGTAGATGATGTCATCTTTGTACAAGACTCAAAACTCGGATGGGCAAAAGCCTTCAAAAAATTACTCTCTTCTCTCTGGGATGGAGATGTCCCTAAGATTGATTACTCAAAGGTTCGACCTGCTGGAGCAAGACTTAAAACATTTGGTGGAAGAGCATCAGGACCTGACCCCCTTAAACGGCTATTTGAGTTCTCGATTAACATGTTTAAAAATGCTGGTGGACGCAAACTCAATAGTTTAGAAGTACATGATTTAATGTGTATGGTTGGTGAGATTGTGGTAGTTGGTGGTGTTCGTAGATCAGCATTGATTTCACTTTCTAACTTAACAGATCGCCGTATGCGTGAAGCAAAAATGGGAGCTTGGTATAATGATAATCCACACCGTGGACTTGCTAACAACAGCGTGGCTTATACAGAAAAACCAGATAGCGAAACTTTCTTAGAAGAGTGGGTCAGTCTTATTAAATCTAAATCAGGTGAACGAGGAATATTTAATCGTGTTGCTGCACAAAATCAAGCAGCTAAGTGGGGACGACGCTCTAACGCTTTCAGTTACGGAACAAATCCATGCTCAGAAATTATCTTACGTGATAAACAATTTTGCAACCTTACGGAAGTGGTTGTACGCGCCGGAGACACACAAGAGTCATTAGCTCGTAAAGTAGAATTAGCCGCAATTCTTGGCACTATTCAATCGATGTTAGGTGACTTTCAGTTCCTATCAGAAGACTGGAAACGTAACACAGAAGAAGAGCGTTTACTTGGCGTCAGTATGACTGGTATTATGGACGCTACTATTACTAACAATCCGGATCCATTGATGCTAGAGCGTTTACGAGATCTTGCTAGGAAAACAAATGAAACCTTTGCTGAAAGACTTGGTATTTCTGTTTCTGCTTCTATCACTTGTGTTAAACCCTCAGGAACTGTCAGCCAATTGGTGGACAGCGCTAGCGGCATTCATGCTAGGCACAATGATTTTTATATCAGACGTATTCGTATGGATAAGAAAGACCCTATCTATACCTACTTAAAAGACAAGGGTGTTCCAGTGGAAGATGAAGCATATCGTCCTGATTCAACGGCTGTATTTAGCTTTCCAATGATGGCTCCTAAAGGAGCTATTACACGGGATAGTAAGTCTGCGATTGAGCAGTTAGATTTATGGTTGATCTATCAACGTCATTGGTGTGAACATAAACCATCTGTAACAATTAGCGTTAAAGATGAAGAGTGGGTAGAAGTAGGAGCTTGGGTGTGGAAGTATTTTGATGAAGTAAGTGGTGTATCATTCTTACCTCATTCAAACCATACATATGTGCAGGCACCATATACTGATTGTACTAAAGCCGAATACGACGCTGCAGTAAAATTAATGCCTACTGATATTGATTGGAAAGATTTCATTGAACTAGAAGATAATACAGAGGGTGCTCAAACACTTGCTTGTGTTTCAGGTTCATGTGAGATATGATATGGATTCAAATAAAATTCATTACCGGAATGATGGTAGGAGTTGAGTATGAGTCCAGGATTGGGGATGATGAAAACCATTATTGGTTCTTAGGTATTCATATATTCATCCTATCCATTAACATAGGAAACTAATATGAAAACTTTAGTAGCAGCATTAGTTTGTTCGGTACTTGTTAATTTAGTCTTTCTTAAAGAAAGCTTGCATCCAGTGAGAACAGTTCAGTGTGTGGCCCATTTAGTAGACCGCAACAACATTAAAATAGATATAGAAACGGAGTGTCAAATATGAATGAAGATGAAAGCATTATAAGAGATATTTTTGCCGCGGCAATTATCCAAGGTCGGTTAGCATCATTGACAGAATACGGATTTGATGATGATCGAAGGCGTCAGCTTTCAGAAGGAGTTTTCTTATTAGCTGACGCAATGATGGAAGCGAGGGGTAAATAACATGGTGGCTAAAAATGACATTACCGGAGACTTACTTAAATCTAAAACACAATCGGCCGAATATGACCGAGGATTTGAAGGAATCGACTGGTCAAATAAATGGGATAGCCCCAAACCTCCCCCCAATAAACTTGTGGAACTTTGGACTGAGGAAGACGAGAAACGGCAAGACATCATCGGACAAAATGGTCCGACAGGGGACCATTATGACCAAATTTGAAGATATTGAAGAGTATGTAGGTGATGAGGCCTTATTACTGGAGCCTAGAGATCAATATGATAAGTGTATCGTAGGAGCTACATACTATGGTGACAAAGTAGTATACAGTGCAGAATTAGTTATCCAAGCCTTAATGGAAGATAATGAAATGACAGAAGAAGAAGCACTTGACTATTTTGAATACAATGTGATAGGATCTTACATGGGAGATGGAACACCCATTTTTATACGGTAGATTTACAGACGAAAGCGGATGCTAGAAAGGGTGAGCGCCGGTGCATAGGCTCTAAATGGATTGCACCTCTAGACACAGCGAGTAGTCCAACTATGCGGGATTAGTTTAATGGTAAAACCGGAGTTTTCCAAACTTCTGTCATCAGTTCAATTCTGATATCCCGCTCCACTTTTTAATCGGATAAGTCCGAAGCCTAGGAGGCATTATGATTTATAGTATTGATTTTGAATCTAGGTCTCATATTGACCTAAAAGATCGTGGCCTAGATGTTTATGCCAACGACTCATCAACAGAAGTAATCTGCATCGCCTTTGCATCCTCCATTGATCAAGTAAATGTATCTGAACCTAATAGTCCTGTAGTTGGGCACCTATTAGCACACGTAAAATCCGGCGGAAAAGTTCAAGGGTGGAATGTCCTATTTGAGTATGCTATTTGGAATACTGTCTGTGTTCCTAAATACGGATGGCCTCCATTAAAGTTAGATCAGTGTATTGACACTATGGGAGTTGCCGCTGCAAATAATATTCCACAAGGTTTGGAAGACGCCGCCATTTTTATGAATGCACAATATAAAAAAGACCCCATAGGCAAGAAATTAATCCAAAAACTATGTAAACCACATAGTGGCGTCTTTAATAAAGACCCGGAACTACTAAAACAGCTTTTTGACTACTGTAAACAGGATGTTTTAACCGAAATGTCCATAGGAGCTATTTTAAGGCCCCTCTCGCTTCATGAGCAGAAGATCTGGACCCTTACTAACAGGATCAATGTGATCGGCGTTCCTGTGTCGATTACAGAAGTCGAAAATGCGGTGAAAGCTGTAAAAAATGCACAAACCGCTCTCGATGAAGAACTTTTGGCTTTTACGGGATGCAAACCATCTGAAAGACTTAAATTATTAAACTGGTTAAATTCTAAGGGTGCAAATTTAGAAAACTTAACAGCCGAGACAGTAACATTAAAATTACTCGATCCATTAATTCCGAAGTCTGTCAGAAAAGCTCTTGAACTTCGTCAAGAAGGTAGTCAAACTTCTGTGGCAAAGTACGCCAAGATTTTAGACATACAGCACAATGGTAGAATTAGAAACACACTAATCTACCATGGAGCCAGTACAGGTCGATGGGCATCTAGGGGTGGATTAAACTTACAGAATATTGCAAGACCTACAATC